CGGATAAGGCAAGACAAAAATTAAAAGAACAAGCAGTGAAGAAACGTATGTCTATGACGGGATATTTAGATATGTTGTTAGGGTTAAAATAGGGTTATCCACAGTTTGCTATTGTAAGCACTTGCATATGTTTTAGTATAGGTATAGTATGTATGTATTAGCAAATAAATAAATATATGAAATTCACATACACAATCGCAATACTGATAGTCGTAGGTTGGGCAGTTGGTTATTATCACTTATACGTTAACGCAATCTAATATGAGCACACTACAAAACGATAACTATTTAGAAGACATGCAAGAAGAATTTGCATACGCCACAGCAAATAGACGTGAGGAAATCTTAGAGGAATTACGAAACGAGGGATTCATAGACGAGGCGGACGTACTAGAGTTTGAAGAAAGTGAACGATTAAGACTCGCAGGTGATGATGATAGTGAAGATGAATACTTACAAGATAAAGAAATATAATGAACAAAACTATATTCAACATTCTCTTAAAAGGGAAAAACCAGAGAACACTACTTGAAGACTGTGCCATGCTCAAGTTTTGGTCAAGGTGTTCAGACAGAGAATTACGTTATGCGGTTAAATTAGAAACTTACTTTAACTAATATGAAAACATTTGAAGAATACTTGAAAGATGCTTATGCCTCATTTTACACAGGTACAGATGATGATATTACAGACAACTTTGAAGCATTTTTAGAAAGACTAGACGTAGATAAACTATTAGAATACGCAACGGTATATGGTAGTTTAGAGTTTTTAAAAGGTAAAAAAGCAGGATTAGACAAAGCAGAAGAAATATTTACACAAAAAATAATATGAAAACAATTGAAATTAAGGGAAAACTTTATGTCCCTGTGGTAGAGCGAGTTAAAGAGTTCCATAGACTATACCCTGAAGGCTCTATAATAACTCAGGTGACGAGTAATACTGAAACACGAGTAATTGTGTTTGCTACAGTAAAAATTGGTGAAAAAACTTACACGGGACATTCTCAAGCAGAATGGGGGAAAGGTTTAATGGGTGGTGTTGCTCTTGAAGTAGCAGAAACTTCAGCAATTGGTAGAGCTTTAGGTTTTGCGAATATAGGATTACTAGACGGTATTGCATCAGCAGATGAGATGAGAAAAGTAGGTAAAACTGCTGGTAAAAATGACCCAATAACGGAGCGAGATGATGCTCCATTTGATTTCTAATATGAACAAAGAAACAATATCAGTAATGTGTTTTCAAAACACTAAAACTAAAGATACACAGCCAGATTATGTAGTTCGTGCAAAAATAGGAGAGAAATTTGAAGATGTTGGTGCAGGTTGGAAGAAGACATCAGCAAAAGGCACAATGTACCTCAATCTATCACTTAATGCAGATGGACTTAAAAAAATATACAAGGAAAAGTACGATAAACTAACTTCTGCAGGTAATCCGATACCTTTCGAGCCTATAAGTGCAAAAGAGGCAGAAATTAACCCAGAAGACGCTTTTAATAACTTCTAATATGAAATTACACGATCTGATTGTTGCTGTGAAAGAAAAGAACCTCTCTAAAGACCAATTGGAGGCTTACAGAGGGGATATGTCCGACGTATTTGCACAAATGCAAATGGAATTGGCAGATCTTGAAAAAGAAGAGGCTTTATTCATGAACAAGAAACATCCAGATGATTCAGTGGCACAACAAAAGATATTTTGGAAAGCAACAACGAGCGGGCAAAGATTGATTGTACTTAAAAGGTACTGTATTGCGACAAAAGAGTTATTAAATTCCTTGAAGTCAAGACTCTACTCAATTTACTAGCATGACAACCATATACACTAAAATAAAACAAAAGCTCGAAGAGAATGAACACTTTAGAGAACGCTCTAAACGAGGTGTAGGACTCATGAGAATGTCTCTACGAGAATGTGGACTGATAGAGAAGTTTGATAACAATGTAGCACTCACTTTATTCGAGTTACTAGAAGTAGCGAAGAAGTATGACTCTTACAGACATGAGTGGGATTCTTGCACAAGAGATCATATTAATTTGCGGGGCATGGATTATTGTGACGGAAAAGCATTATCTCAAAATAAGCAAATCGAATTTGGTTACGAGGTTGGATATCACGATTTGACAAAATAATAGGCTGTTTGTTACAATATGTGTAACGGCTTAGACAAAGAGAGGAATGAGTGCACACTAAGCCGTCGCTCACTCCTCTTTTTGTTTACCTACATATTTAATGTTAGTAAAAATGGATGGCTCACTAAATTGGGTAACCTTTTTTCTTTTTCAAGTACTTTTTCTTTTTATTTTCTTTGACCACTTTCTTTTCTTTTATCTTTTGGATAAAAGTTATCCACAGGGTAATTTACCTGTCAAGGTGTATACTTAATATATGAAACGTACACCATTACGTCGCAAATCCAAATCACCCATACGAAAGTTGCAAGATTTACTATGGGAAGAATGTAAACGTATCACTCGTGAGCAGTTTGGAAATACATGCTATACATGCGGTAAAAAAGGTTTAGAAGGATCAGGCTGGCACACAGGGCATCTCTTTGCAAAAGCAAGTGTCGGAGCATATCTCAAGTATGATTTAAGGATTCTCCGCCCGCAATGTTATTACTGCAATATTAATCTAGGAGGAAATGGAGCAGTCTTCTATCAAAAGATGTTAAAGATTGAAGGAGCTGACTATTTAGAAAGGATAGAGAAAGATAAACAAGTAACGGTCAAAGCAGATGTACATTACGCAAAGCTCTTAGAGGAGTATAAGACTATAAAGTTATGAACCAAGAACTACTTAAAAAATTAAAAGATGCAGGATACCCAGTAATGATGCAATCATGGGTAAAAGCAAAACCAGTGATTGATTGGAGTAAAATTGAAAGTGGTGATGTTATTAAAATTGAGACAGAAGAACAATTTATTCCACCAACCCTATCTGAACTCATAGAAGCATGTGGGGAAAATAATGAGCATGGGGAATTTACACTTTGGTTTGACCTTGAAGAATGGGTCGCAGGATACTACGAAGATTTTTGGGGAGAACCAAGAAAACACAATAAAACAAGAAGAGGATCAACTCCAGAAGAAGCTGTAGCAAATCTATGGCTAGAATTAAATAAAGCTAAATGAAAATACACCCATTTAAACGCATAGACTGGAGTGACTTATTTAAGAAATACATAAAAGTAGATAAGAAGTTGTGTGTAGAATGTGGACAAACAATGCCAGATAGAAAGTATAAATATTGTAGTGATATATGCCAAAGAAAAAAGTATACAAATACAGGTACCAACTCTATGTAGCTCGTGATGCTGTTCATAACCGATGCACACAGAAAGTAAACTCAAACCACGGAGTGTATAAATGCCCTAATGTTGTGGTTCCTAATAAAGAAGGAATGTGTGTAGAGTGCTATAACTGGAATCTAAAACAGAAAGGAATCTACCCACATAAGGACAATGATATAAGTCTTGTTGACAATTATTTGATCTTATAAAGATAAGGTTGTATAATATAATTATATGGAAGAAGAAACTGATAAACAAGTGCCGAAACAACTAAAGCCTTATATTTGGAAGAAAGGTCAAAGTGGTAATATGAATGGTAGACCTAAGGGGAAGACTTTGAAGGAGTTTGCTAGAGAATACCTTGAGTCCTTACCTGATGATGAGAAAGTAGAATACCTAGCATCATTACCTACTGAGATTGTGTGGAAAATGGCAGAGGGTAATCCTGCTACTAACACAGATATAACATCAGGTGGAGAAAAGATACTTGTAATGCCACAACAACTTATAGAAAAGAATGCAACTAACACCAGCTCAAGCACAAATAGCAATTGATACTCACAGATTTAGAGTAGTAAATTGTGGCAGACGATTTGGTAAAACAACCCTTGCTGTGCTAGAAATGGTAGCTAAAGCAGTGTATGGAAATGATAGAGTAATATGCTACATAGCACCTACATATGCACAAGCAAGAGATATTGCATGGCAAGAATTAAAGAGATTGGCATTACCAGCTATAAACAAAGTAAACGAAAGTAGACTAGAAATAACTTTAAATACAACACAAGGCGGAACATCAATCATACGTTTACAAGGGTGGGAATCCATTGAAACCCTTCGAGGACAGAAATTTCATTTTATCGTAGTTGATGAGATTGCTTCTATGCGTAACTGGCACGCTAACTGGCAAGAAGTAATCAGACCAACACTCACAGACTATAAAGGGGAAGCATTGTTTATATCAACCCCTAAAGGCTTTAATCATTTTTATGACCTGTACAACTTAGAGAATAAGGATATTGATTATAAATCATTTCATTTTACATCATATGATAACACCCACTTGCCTGCTGAAGAGCTAGACAAAGCTAAACTAGAGTTAACAGAGGATAGATTTGCACAGGAATATCTTGCAGACTTTAGAAAGACTGAGGGACTTGTGTATAAAGAGTTTGATAGAACACGACATTTATTTGATGACGAACCGACTAATATATCGGAATTCATCGCAGGTGTAGATTTTGGATTTACAAATCCATGTGCAGTTATCCATATTAAACGAGATTATGATAATAATTATTGGGTAACTAGCGAATGGTATCAACGAGGTAGAACAGACGAACAGATAGGGGACTACATAAAGTCTTGTAATTTTAATGTAGTATATCCTGATCCTGAAAATCCAAGTGCTATTTCTGTGCTCAGCGCTAAAGGAATAAATATCACAGAGGTAATTAAGGGAAAAGACTCAGTAATGAATGGTATCAATCGTGTGCGTAACCTACTAAAACGAAACAAACTAAAGATACATAGAGATTGTGTGAACTTAATTAGTGAACTAGAGACATATTCATATCCAGAAAAGAAGCCGAATAATAATGAGCAAGAAAATCCAATAAAGGAAAACGACCATGCAATGGATGCACTCAGATACGCTATTATGACTAACCAACCAGAGGATAGAGGAGAAATGAATCGACTACATCATATTTATCAAAATCGAAGAACTAACAATATAAACAATGCAAGATAAACAACTCACTGATAATGAGAAGTGGATTATTGAATCATTAAGATCACTTAAACCTTTTGAGACTATCCAGATAACAGCAGACAAGAGTGGTAGAATAAATCATTTCTTAATCATAAGAAGCAATAAGGTATTATTGACAGATGTTGCACCCATATACGTTGTGTAGTATAATATTACACATAGCCAACGGAAGTACCGAGGCACTCGAAGAGAGTGTCTATTTTTTTATATAAAAAATGAAACTTATAAACGAACTAAAATTAATAGAATCAGACTACAAAGGAGGTACTATTGAAATAACAAGCGGACTTCCATTCTCGGAAGCTCAGACACTGCGCATGGTTGAGTTCTATACCAACTCAAAATTCCTCAACACAGGAGATGAACGACCTTTCTATAACGTAGTAAATACTATGGTTGATACAGCAGTAGTAGCTACAGACATTGACACTAAAGATATTCGGTTAGAAGCAGAACGTGAACAGGATTATGATAAATCATTTCTCTACAACCATGAAATACAGAATTGGATGAAAGACTCAAATTTTGCAGAAGATCTAAACGAAATGGGAGAGACTCGTGCAAGATACGGCGGTGTAGTAGTCAAAAAGTGTATGGAAGATAACAAGTTAGAGATTGAAGTAGTGGACTGGAAAAACCTTGTTTCAGACCCTGTATGTTTTGATGATGGTATCGTTATCGAAAAGCACTACATGACACCAAATGATCTCCGAAAAAAATCAGACGTATGGTCTAACGTTGATGATGCTATAAAACTCTGGGCAAAGAAAGGATATACTCGTGTTGATACTCGTATGGAAATATGGGAAGTACACGGTGAATTTGCAGATGTGTACCTTGATGATGAAGTAGAAGCTACGGGAGATGAAAAAGACTATTCAAATCAAGTGCATTTCTATGCAGTAAATGGTAATAAGACAGTTCACCTCTATTGGGCAGAAGAAAAAGAGGAAGACTTCCCTTATAAATACCTCGCTTGGAAGCGTGCTAATGGTCGTAAACTCGGTCGGGGTGTTGTTGAAGAAGGTGAAGAGGCGCAAGTATGGACAAACGACGCTGTACAGAAAGAACAATCATACATGGAGTGGGCATCTAAAGTATTTCTCAAAACAAACTCAAAGAAAATGGGGGATAATGCTAAAACAGACCATAAGAATGGTGATATTTTCGTGCTTGAAGACGGGAAGGATATCAACGTGATGAACCTTACTACAGGTGTACAGCCACAGTTTGAAGTGATGAAGCAAACATGGTGGTCACAGTATGAACGTGTTACTTCATCGTATGACGCACAGCGAGGTGAAACCCCACCATCTGGACAACCTTACAGATTACAAGCTCTTGTTGCTAATGCTTCTGGGTCACACTTTGATTATCGTCGTGAAGAATGGGGTATTTTCCTTACAGAAATCTTTTATGACTGGGTATTTCCTTACATTGAAAAGAAGATGAACAAGGCTCATATTCTCGCATCAGACTTCTCACCAGAAGAGCTTGCTCGGCTTGATGAACACTACTCAAAGTACCAAGCTTCAGAGTTTACTAAAGAGCAAATCCTTTCAGGTAATGTCATTACACTTGAAGACTATCAGTCTATACAGGATCAATTTACTCAACTTATTAGTAAAACAGGCAAACGTCGCTTCCTTGATATACCAGAGGGTTATTACAAGGATATAAAAGCTAAGCTTACAATTAATGTCACGGGTGAGCAGAAGAATAAAATGGCAGCACTTGAGTCACTTAATTCAATGCTTCAGCAGATGTTACCACTTGTACAAGCGGGTATCGTATCTGCTCAGGATGTACAAATGGTATTGAATAAGATCATGGAACTCTCAGGAGCAGGTATCTCACCTCTTTCACTGTCAAAGTCTAACCAACAAACACAGCAAGGAGTGGCACCACAGCAACCACAAGGTCAACCAGTACCGTCTCAGCAACCGCAGGGGCAATTAGTAACTAATCAATAATAATATGGCATTACCAGTAATCACACCAGTAAACGTATCGGCAACAGGAAGTGTTAAAGCGGGAGCAGGTAAATTTTATGGCTTTGTAGTTAACTCACATACCTCAGGTACATTGAAGTTGTGGGATAACACAGCAGGTTCAGGGAAAGTAATTCTTAACACGATTACTTTTGCAGCAGGTTCAGGTATAGCAACCTATTTCACAGGAGGTATAAATTTTACTACAGGATTATTCTTCACAGCAGGAGGAACAATAGACATAACTTTTCTTGTAGGTGAACTAAACGGATAATATGGAAAAATTTCTTAATCAATTTCAAAACGATAATAATACACGAGAAGCTGTCAAGGAGTTTTTCCTTAAACAGTTAGATTTGTATGCGCTTGAAGCAGTGTACAGCAAAGAAGATACAGTAGGGATTGCAGACGCAAAGAACGCAATCAATAAAGCATTCAGTGAGCTACACAATCTGTACTCACCAGATATAAAACCAGAAGTAAGAAGTATTAGATAATAATACGGGGGGCGTGCATCCTACACACGCACTTAATAGCTCGGTGAAAGCATAACTTCACCACAACGCCACCCTATGAGGCATAAACTAGGGAAACACACATGTCTGAACAAGACCAGGATGCAGTTACCACAACAACTGAACAAGATACAGAACTTGATCTAAATCTGGACGACACTGAGGATGTCGAAGCTCTTAAACAGAAATTGGCAGATGCTGATGAAGCAAAACGTCAAATTACTGCAAGAGCCAAAAAAGCAGAGGAGGAAGTAAAGCGATTAAAAGCAACTTCTTCTGAAACCACTCACACAATTAATAACAGCTCTCTTACAGAGGAGTCAGTAGATGTAAAGATTCTTGAGTCTCAAGGTGTTGACTCTGATTCGATTGCGTATTTGAAGAAATTGGCTAAGGTCAATGGAACATCGATACTCGCAGCTCAGTCAGATGATATATATAAGACTTGGAAATCTAACCAAGAGGCAACGGCAAAAGCCGAAAAAGCTAAACTTGGTGCATCAAGGGGTTCAGGGTCAGCAAGACAAGAGAAAGCATTCACAAGTGCAAACCTCTCAGATGAAGACCATAAAGCTCTCTGGCTCAAATCTCAAGGGAGATAACATAAAAATATATGGCTTTAGGAACAAACGGGATGGGTGCTGGATCAGGTGGATCACTTACAGCAGACATTCCATTGCTATGGGGACAGAAGATTAACGATTACTTCAGATATAAACTAACTCTCGCAGATTTCTTTATTGATCGAAGTGATGAACTAGCCGATGGTGGTTCTGATGTGTATACTCCAAACATCATCGCTATGGCGACAGCAGTTAAGGCAAACAACTCACAGGTAACACTTAACAACCCTATTCAGACCAAAGTTACACTTACAGTGTCAACTTGGAAAGAGTCTTCATTCCTTATTGAAGATCGAGAAATGGCTCAGCTTAAAAAGAGTTATTACTTGCAGGATAAGTTTGCTAAGGCATGTGCTTGGGAAGTTGCTCAGGACTTGGATGACGCTATTGCAGCACAGTTTACAAACTTTACAGTTGCAGGTCAGATTATAGGTCTTGCTTCATCAAACGTAGCAGACTCATCTTTGCTCGCTGCGATTGCAATTCTTGAAACAACTGGCGTTGAAGTTTACGGTGGTGATACTGCTTGGATTTTCCATCCAAACACTTTCTATCGACAGATTGGTTCAGTAGATAAACTTACTCTATGGCAGAATACACAGACTGAATTGCCACGTTCAAAGGCTCCTATGCGATCTTTGTACAGTATTCCAGTTATCGTATCTCCAGCTGTCCCATTGGGAGCAGGTGCAGTAGGTGAAAACTCAGCACGACTTAATATGCTTGCCCACAAGGATTCAATCCACTGGGCTCGTATGTCAATGCCTGTTAAAACAGGTATGGGCTACATTGGTACAGAGGGTGTTCGAATTCAGCAATCATACATCCAAGAATATCTTGGGGAATTGGTTACAGTTGATCTTTGTTATGGAACTATCCAAAACCGAGTAGACTCAGCGGTTAAAATTCGATCTCACTCAGTTGCTGTTGGTCTTTAATCAGACTGGTAGTTATACACAGGAGACCACACTTGACGTGTGGTTTTTTGTTTGTAATAATTATATTAATATGACAGTAAACGTTGGTCACCTATTTAGAAAAAGAACAGTCCGCAATTTGGCGGGTCAAATTGTTGATATGACAGATGAATCAAATGGCGGGATCATTATTTCAAAAGGAAATATTATCAATCAAGAACGATTTGCAGAGATTAAAAGAGTAGAAGATGACAAAAAGTTTTCTGCTCATGCAATAACACAACAAGCATCAGCTCCTCAAGCAGTGGTGGAAGAACGTACCATAGCACCTACAAAGACTCAGGAGTTGGAAAAAAGGATAGATAGTATGGAAGGTAATGTGAATAAGATATTAGAATTATTACAAAAGAAATGAAGATTCTGTTTTTACAAGGAGATTATAATTTTTGTTACTATTTCAGAGGGTATTTACCTGGTATATACTCAAATCAAATGGTCATCTCGTCTTTTATACGTCAAGATATGAAAGCGAGTAGCCAAGAAATGTTAGATAAAGCGCTTAAAGTAGATATTATATGTTTTCAGCGTCCAACTGGGAAAAATGCTTTAGAGTTAGCAAAGTTGCTTAAACTCAAGGGAAAAAAGATTATATTTGACAATGACGACTCATACTCTGGTATACCACTTAATCGTCTTGGAAGTGAAAAACAGGTAAAGATAGCACAAGAATTAAACAAAAACCTTAATGAGTTTGTAACGATAGCAGATGGTGTGACTGTATCAACAGAAATCCTTGCTAAGGAATATACTCAACTTAATCCTAATGTTGTTGTACTTAAGAATTGTATTGATCCTTTAGATGAATATCCTTGTAAACCTAATACAACAGGCAAGTTTCGTGTTGGATTCATTGGATCAGTAACCTCTAACGATGACTATTTTCACATTAAAGACCAGATAAAGAAACTGGACGAAAGAGGTGACATAACTCTCGTAATTATGGGCGTGAAATATGCTGATGGCTCTATAATGCCCTCGATGCAAGAGGATTTTGATTTCTGGAACTCACTCAACAATGTTGAATGGCATTCTGTAGTGCCCATTACAGAGTACTACAGTACTGTTGCAAGACTCGCTCTTGATCTCGCTATCATCCCCCGTAAGGACCACTACTTTAACAAGTGTAAATCGAATCTAAAGTTTTTGGATATGTCTCTACACTGTATCCCTGTTCTTGCTCAAGGGTTCTCTGATGGCTTGAGTCCGTATCAAGGGGTCGATGAGAAGTATATGACGATTGTGAATGATAATGATAAATGGTTGGAATATATCACTCATATCAAGAACAATCATAAGTTGTATAAGGATATGGCATCAAAAGCGAGAGAGTATGTTTTAGAGAATTACAACATTAAGACCTATGCCCAAACATGGGTGGATGAGATTATAAAATTAACCAAATAATACAATGATTATCGACAAAGCAATTTTAAGCGAGAAGAATTATACAGGAACAAGACTCATTGAAATCACAGATGAGAAAGTAATCAGTCTACTAGAGGAAGTTAAAAAGTGTGGTGTAGAAGCTGAACCATTTCTTAATGAAATGGAGAAACTTACACCTGCACTTGAAGTTATTTATGCAGAACTTAAACCGATCGAGGAAAAACGTGCAGAACTTAAAGCTAGATTAACAGAAGAACTTAAACCATTTCAAGTACAGCAGGAACAAGCTGATCTTATCAATCAAAAAGCAGATGCTATTAAAGAGAAACTATATCCTATTGCTCGTAATGTGATAAAAGATCAATTGAGTGAGTTTGAAATGGGCGGACAGTTTATTGAGAGAGATGGTAAAACATTTATCGAAGTAACGGACCAGCTCGAAGAGAAAATAAAACAAATTCGACAGTTTAACCTCAAAAAATAATGATACCAATGTGGAAATTATCAGGAAGGCTAGGAAACCAAATGTTTCAATTTGCCTATTTATACAACCAAGTAAAACTCGGTAGTATACCTGATTTTTATCTGCAAGACCCATATTACTTCGCAGAAAGTATTGAAGAGTTAAAAGTGCTCTTCTCTCAAGGTATCGAACCTATCAATCAAGTAGCAATTCATGTTCGTAGGGGTGACTATGCGAATAATCCATTTTATGTAGACCTAATGGAAACTACATACTATGAAAATGCTATGGCTCTATTTCCTAAAGAAAAGTTTTTAGTGTTTTCAGATGATATTGAATGGTGTAAACAGCAAGAGATATTCAAAGATTGTGATTTTTCTGAGGGTAATGATGAGATAACAGACTTTAACCTCATGGCAGGATGTAAAGCTGTAATATGTGCTAATAGCTCATATTCACTTTGGGCAGGGTTACTTTGTAAAGGTAAAGTAACAGCTCCTAAGGCTTGGTATGCAGACGGTATTGAGCGTACTGTATGCCCTGATAACTTTATACAAATATGAATAAACTAAAAGGAGTAATACTCGCAGGAGGTAATGGTACACGACTGAAACCTCTAACAAATGTGACAAACAAACACTTACTACCTGTGTGGAACAAGCCAATGATTATGTACCCGCTACAGACATTACTTGATATGGGTATAAAGGATATTCTTATCGTCACTGGTGGAGAGTATCTTGGACAGTTTGTTGATTTACTTGGATCTGGCTCAAAGTTCGGGTGTAACTTTACATACAAAGTCCAAGATGAAGCTGGAGGCATTGCTCAGGCGTTACTTCTCGCAGAAGACTTTGTTGATGAGCAGTTTGCAGTAATACTTGGCGATAATATATTTGAGTATTCGGTGACTCCACCTACTAGGGGATATGGTTTTGTCTTAAAAAAAGTCAAAGATCCAAAGCGTTTCGGGGTCTATTATGACGGTGCAATTGAGGAAAAGCCACTAATTCCTAAATCTGACATGGCTGTCACTGGATTATACTTCTACAATAAAGAAGTCTTTAATTTCATCAAGACACTCGAACCGTCAGCACGAGGCGAACTTGAAATAACAGATGTTAATAACTGGTGTTTAAAACAAGATGGGGAAGTAGAATATGAGTATGATGCAGGGATTGTAAAGTATCAAGGTTTCTGGTCTGACGCAGGTACGTTTGAGTCATTATTTAACGCAACACAATGGTCAAAATCAAAGTCATGATATCAATCGTAATTCCAGTGTATGACAATATGGTAAACGGCGAGTTCTTCTTGAACCGTTGTCTTGAGAGTATCAAGTCTCAAACATATAAAGATTACGAAATTGTTATGACTCATGAGGGTAATTCTGCTCACAATACGAACCTAGGAATGAAACAGGCTCAAGGAAACTTGATTAAAATACTTCACCAAGATGATTATTTCACTCACAAAGACTCTCTAAGAGACATTGTTACTAAATTCAAAGGTGAATGGATGATTACAGGATGTTCAAATAATATGAGACCAATGTACACAGGAGATATTCATTTAGGAAACAATAAACTTGGTAGTCCCTCTGTACTTACTGTAAAAAAAGGATTAGACATATATTTTGATGAAAATCTTGTGTGGTTATTTGATTGTGATTTCTATAAACGAATGTATACCAAATATGGTGATCCGACTGTATTACTAGGAGATAATGTGACAATTGGTGAGGGTGAACACCAAGCAACAAATTTAATAGCGAACACTGAAAAAGAAAACGAGGTGTTCTTAATGAGACAAAGATATGTTTAATCAACTTTGTAATACAACAAGTGATATAAATGAACACTTACCAACTCTCCGAGACTTGGCGAGTGAATGTGAACATGTAACAGAAATGGGTGTACGATATTGTGTCTCTACGTTTGCCTTTTTAGAGGGTAAACCAAAAGAAATAGTGTGTATTGATATAGTCCACCCGTCTACATACGTCCCACAAGAGGGAGGAAAAAACTTTGATAAAGTCCTAAGTCTTGCACAAGAGTATGGCATTAAGTTTTCTTTTATAGAGAGAAGTACACTTGATATTGAAATAGAACCAACAGATTTATTGTTTATAGACACTGACCACACATATGAACAACTTAAAAAAGAATTAGAACTTCACTCTGACAAAGTTCGTAAATACATTGCATTACATGATACCGTGTCGTGTCCTGAAATGTTGCCTGCTATTGATGAATGGTTAGAGAATGGTGTGTGGAAAGTATATAAACATTATCCAAATAATAACGGTGTAACCGTATATACACGAGTATGATCGCAACACCACTCTACAAAGGAATGGGGCTCGGTAATCAATTAGCTAATTATGTAGCAGTGCGATGTTTAGCTTTGGACAAAAATTATAAATTTGGTGTCATGTATCCTGAGAATTTCAAAGGTGCAACGTTTATGAAATTATATATGGGTTTACCAGTTATTGGTGGAGAAATACCAGTTGAAGGACAGCACCCTACAGCCCTCCCTGAAGGCTTAAAACACTACTATAGAGAGGAGTTTATCAACAATGGTGACTATGACCCTAATTTTAAAAAAATTGAGGATAACACACTTATACACGGTCTTTTACAGGGAATAAATTATATCTCGCATAGACGTGACCAGGTGCAAGAATGGCTCGAAGTCAAACCTCCTCTAATGCTTGATAGAGATACATGTATTATTAACTTTAGAGGTGGAGAATATAAATATGTACCTGCTTTCTTTCTTCCTCAAAGTTATTGGGATAGGGCGATAGCAGAAATGCTGTCCATGAAGCCGAACATGAAATTTGAAGTACACACTGATGATGTTGGAGAAGCTCGAAAGTTTTTTCCTCACTTTCCTATTATTGCAGATATAGGGTTAAACTGGAGGTCAATACGGTATGCACGATATCTCATACTTTCAAATAGTAGTTTTGCAATCTTGCCTGCATATCTTAATGATGAAGTAAAACGAGTGATAGCTCCGTGGGGCTTTGGCCGACACAATACGGGGGAGTGGTTACTCAAACAAAATTATGTAAAAGGGTGGGATTGGTTAGATAATCAAGGAACTATATGTGGGTAATGAATGACTATCATAATAATAGAGATTGGATTAAAGAATACACTGATAATGTTATATTTTATGATAAAAAGGATAATAATGTAGGAGCAAATATACATGATTACACGTCTTTCATAGTGGATAATTACGACAATCTACCAGACGTTATTTTATTCGGTAAAACCAATATGTTAGAACGGCACATCACTAAAGAAGAGTTTGATAAAGTAGTGAATAATAAAACATTTACACCACTACTCACGCAGTCGCATCATGTATACGACCCGATATGTTGGTACGAAGATGGAGTATATTGCGAAACTAACGACTACTGGTATCTACTTGAACATCCATGCAAAACATACGCGAGAACAGAAGAACTTAAAAAGATGCTAGGTTTTTATGAGAGAAGTTATAACAAGTTTGCACCAGGGGGTTGCTACATTGTTCCAAAAAGTAACATACTTAAACATAGTAAAGAGTTTTATACTAAATTAAGAGATTATTGCGACTGGCATGGAACACCAGGAGAAGCATATTTAATAGAGCGGTCACTTTATCATATATGGTCATAGACTTATTTTATTTTAATAACGAACTGGATATTTTGGAAATAAGACTAAATATCTTAGATAAACATGTGGATAAGTTTGTGCTTATTGAAGCAAGAGAGACTTTTAGTGGCGTACCAAAACCTTTGTATTACCTAGAAAACAAACAAAGATTTGCACAATGGAATGATAAAATTATATATCACATCGCCGAGGATACACCTGAATTAAGAAAACAGGCAATATTAAGTCCTAATACTGGAGATGGGGAACATTATTGGATAAGAGAGTTTATACAAAAGGAAAATGCAAAAGAAGCATTAAAGTTTTGTGATGATAATGATCTTGTTTTTATTTCAGATGTTGATGAGATATGGAATGTCCCACAAAGGGTGTACGAGGATGATATCGTGTATAAACCACGACAAAAACCGTACATATATTACCTTAATCAGAGAACAGATGAAGACTGGCTAGGTTGGACTGGGACAGTATTTACTGCGTATAAGAATATAAAAGATGCATGCATAAATCATCTCAGGACTGATAGTATGACTGAGTATCAAGTAATAGAAAATGGAGGGTGGCATTTCTGTACGATAGGAGGGAGAGAAGAAAAAATAAAATCTTGGATTAACCCTACATATGATACTTTCTCAGATGAAGTGTGGAAAAGAAGAGAGACTAACAAACGAGTTGATGAAAGTGATTTACCAGTGTATTTAAAAAATAATAAAGAAAAATGGAAAAAACTGTTTCTATAATAATACCAGCATTTAATTACGGAAAGTACATTACAGAGGCTCTTGAGAGTGCTTTAGCTCAAACTGTCCCATGTGAGATCATTGTAGTAGATGATGAAAGCACAGATAATACAGCAGATATAGTAAAGAAATACCCCGTAAAATACATTTGGCAGAATAATAAAGGACTAGCAGGAGCACGCAATACAGGTATACGAGAAGCCACAGGAAATTATATTATGAGTTTTGATGCAGATGATATTTTACGACCAGACGCAATTAAACAACACCTTGCACTACTGAAAGATGAAAAGAGTATAGCTACGTGTGCTTTGATGGCTTTCGGCTCACAAAACTATACAGCTTATCCCCGTAAAGCCACTATACCTATCTTGCTTCAAACAAATTGTATTTATTCTAATAGTTTATTCCCAAAACAAGCGTGGATTGATATAGGAGGATTTGATGAAAGTGAAATAATGAGATACGGGTGGGAAGACCGTGAGGCTTGGCTACGTATGATTGGAAAAGGTTATGAGTCTGTTGTAGGTACTTATGTTGCTTTATTATGGAGAAGACATGAAAATAATATGAGTGAAGCGACAGCAAACCCACACGCTCAAGTATTACAAGATTATATTTATAATAAAAACAAAAATTTGCTTGACTTATAAAGGTGTAGTATAATAAAAAAGTCACAGAAGCACTGGGCAGCCGTATTGGTTGCCTATTTTTAATATAAAAAAATGACTATATCTGATATTGTATCAAAAACATATTTTCTCACTAAGACCAATAGTTCTTCATTTACTGCAGCAGACATGCTTATCCTCATTAACAATGCGTATGAGCGTGTAGCGTCTCTCATTATTTCAGTCGATGGACGATGGCAGTGGGATGATACCAACAACACAGATTTACCTATTGCCACGACAGCTCTTGTTGCAAACCAGCAAGATTATTCTCTCGCATCAACACATCTTGAAATCACAGGGATCGAGTTGAAAGATAGTACAGGAAATTGGATACCACTTATTCCAATTGATCAAAATGATATCAAATATAACCTTTCTACAACTGACTTTTTGAAAGATGCGGGCATACCTCAGTATTATGACAAACTAGGAATGTCACTGTTTCTTTACCCAAAACCAAACTATTCACAGGCAGCTTCTTTAAAAATTCGTTATCAACGAGCTCCAGCACTCTATACTTCTGGTGAAGTAACTACAGGAACAAAACAACCTGGTTTTAACTCTCTCTATCACGATCTCATTCCTATATGGGTTTCATATGAGTACGCTTTTGCAAATGGAATGAACACAGCTAACAAGTTTTTAGAGGAAATCAATCGTAAAGAAGAAGCATTAAAATCAGATTACCAGCTCAGGTCTAAAGATGAAAATTTAAGTATTAGACCTGTGATAATTTCATCAAGATAATGGCCAGTTATACAAAATTCCAATGTTTCGTCGAAGATGTAGCCGAAAAGGTACATAATTTAGGTTCAGATCAACTGAAAGTAGCTTTGACAAACACACTTCCAGTAAACACTAACACCATATTAGCAAACATTACAGAAGTAAGTTATTCAAACTTATCAACACGAAATCTTACGATTTCATCATCTGTTCAAACTTCTGGGACATATAAATTAGTAATTGCAGACTTAGTACTCACTTCAACAGGTGGTTCTACAGGGCCATTTCGATATATTGTTATTTATAACTCAACAGCTTCTGGAGGCCCACTTATTGCATGGTATGACTATGGATCTGCTCTCACATTAAGCGATACCGACACATTAACTCTCGACTTTGATGGGACTAACGGGCTACTTCAAATAGTATAAAAATATGGCTATAGCATACGATACATCAGCTGTAGCGACAGCATCAGCAAACACAATAACTACTAGCTACACTGTGGGAGCAGGTTCTGCTGCATTGCTAATTGTAGGTATCGTATCAAATATAAATGCAGATACTATTTCAACACTGCCTACGTACAATGGAGTGACTATGAGTTTTGCGGGTAGTCATACTATTGCGAGTAGTCAAGCAAACACACTATTTTTTTATTATCTTAATAATCCGACACAAAGTTCAGCTCAAAATATTGTTGCATCAGTAGTTTCAGGAACAAAGATGAAATTATATGCAGCTTCGTACTTGGGAGCAGGGACAATAAGCAGTGCAAACTTTGCGAGTACAGATACAGGAGGTTCACCAACAACTATTACACAATCAATAACTACAGTATCTAACAATTCTTGGGTTGTTAGTCTCGGAGGTCAAGAAGCTGTATCGGCTACTGGTGCAGTTACAGCAGGTACTGGTATAACATTACGTCAATCAAGTACGAATACACTTACAGTTGACGGTAGTGCTCATACATTAAGTGATGCTTTTGGAGATAGTAACGGTGCTGTTACACCAGCAGGATCATATTCAGTTACATGGAATTTAGCGGCAAACAGAGAAAACGCAAACATTATTTTGTTAGAGATACCAAAATTCGGTTATACATTAACAATGGCTAAGGGTTCCTATACTCTCACTGGACAAAACGTGTTATTTTCTTATGGGAGAAAATTAGTTATGGCAACTGGTAGCTATACCCTTACAGGATTTTCATTATTGTTTACATTATTTCAAAAGTGGATAAATGGCATAAAGAATATATCAACACAAGTAAATCAATCAAAAAATAGTTCGTCTTGGGGTAATGATAGTAAAAATACATCGACTCAGGTAAACCAATCAAAAACATCATCAACATGGGTAAATGGGAATAAAAATAGTTCGAGTATAAATAATCAAACAAAAAACTAATGAAAACAATAACTGTAAAAAACTTTCATGCTGGGATCACAAATGATATATATTCTGGAAATATAGGAGAGTTTGCTATTGCAAAACAATTTGACACACTCACTTACCCAAATAGGCTACAACCTCTTCGTGGAATGGCAAATGATACTGGTAGTACAGCTATTGGGAATATCATCGTTGCTTCTGATGGATTAATGTACGGAATAGGTGATAATGGTTCTAGTGCAAGTAAACTATGGCAACGAAGTGGCTATGGTGCATCAGATGTATGGCAGGCTATACCTACTACAAGTCAGGTAGGAGGAGCTGTACCAAAATATAATTTATTGGTAGAATACGTAGAAGTAGGAACAACCCCCGCAACAGACCGTACGATGTTTTGGGCTGAAACAGGAAATATTAGAAGAGGTAATAAACTTGGCGCTTCATCAAGTACAAATGATGCTTTAACTTTTACGAATATAGGCCAAGGACTAGTTCATCCAAAAGATAAAATCTTGTATATTCCTTATGATAATAAAATTGCTACTTATGCACTTTCGACTACATTAAACTCGGCACAGTTTACATTACCAGCAGAGTATGTAATTCCATGTCTTTCATACTTTGGAAACTATCTAGCAATACCTGGGTATTCGTCTGCATCAAATAGAGGTTCGGTTGTCTACTTATCAGATCGAGATACTTCAGTCACTACATTTGCAGAAAGTATAAACTGGGGGGCTGGTCAGTTAAGAGTACTAAATAACCTCGAAGGCGTACTCATTGGTATTTCAACAAACTCATCAAATACGAATGGTTCTGTTCAAGATTCCGATTCAGTTTATATTAAAGGTTATTCAGGAGGTGGTGAACCGTTTGTCATCAAAGAAATAAAAGCACAGCACCTCACAAGTTCTGGGCAACCATCAGTATCAATTAATCAGAATGTAAATTTTGTTTATAAAAATAGATTGTACTTTTCAGTAAATATAGTACCTAATGATGGTGTATCAAATAGTTACTATGGTCTATGGTCTGTAGGGAGAAATAAAATTACTGGGCAATATTCTGTTACAATGGAACGTGTTGCTACTAACTCTAATACAGAGACAGGTGTACTCGCTGCTGCTATTTCAGGAGATTTCGTATCAATGGCTCATACAGCAGTTGGAACTTTAACATGCACTATTAATGGTCAAACAAGTGCTACTAGTTATGGTGCAACGTCTATATATGAATCTGTTATAAACCCTGGGATGGAAGGAGCAGATAGAATACTTGATAAGCAACTTGATACTTTTTCGATACATTGTCAACCGCTCACTACAGGTCAACAAATAATCGCTAAATACCGAGTAGATAGCATAGGTTCTTGGACTACTATTTTTACTAAGACACCTAGCTCGCCTGATACAAAACTTACTGTATGTGAAAGTTCAACTGCAGGGGGTACACAATTCACATCGGGGCGTAATTACGAATTTAGACTTGAGAGTACTGGTGGGGCAGTCATAACAGGATTTTCATACAAGTATCATACTAATCAGTCACAACTAAACTAAAATGGACACTCAACAAGAAATACTACATCTACGTCAAGAAATGGAAAAACTAAAACAAATAGTGAATTATTTTGTGTATGCAGATCGTTATCAGTTTGAAAGAACATTGCAGCATAAAGGTAACAAACTGGGTTTCTATGGTGCAACTCCTATTTCAAAACCTTCATCCACTGGTACTACATCAAACATGACTACTGTAGGAGGTACGGCAGTCACAGAAAGTAATGGTTTCGCAGGGAGTACAGGATCAACATTCTATACTATTGGAGATATAGTTAAACATTTAAAATTACTAGGATTACTAACAAAATAATATGAACCCAACAACAATAAACCCAAATGCAAACTATTTCTCTCCTGGACAAGGTGGAAATCCAACGTTTCAAATTCCCCAAACCTCTAGCACTATAAACGCTGGTACTTTAGAGCAGAACGCTCCTACAATGTCTTTTCCTACTACTCCGACTACACTTGATGCTATGTCTGCAAATACAAGTGTCTCTACGCCTATTCCGACACCAGAAAGTATTGTAAATAGTGAGACTACATCAACTGACCAAAAGAAGCAGTCTGTGCTTGACTGGGTTACTAAACAAGTAGGGTTAAATAAAACTCAAACTCAACTTCAAAATGAAGCGGGACAAGCAGCAGGACTACCGCAACAAGCATCAGTAGTAAACGACCTTAATACTCAACTTGAAGGATTAAACAACCAAGCTACAGCCCTACAAAATGAAGCAACATATACTATACCAAACGCTGCACAAAACTCTGTAGAGGGCAGAGGAGTTACTGCTGGCGGTCTAGCTCCTGTTACAGCTTCTCAATTACGTGCAAACCAGATAAAACAAGGTGCTATTGCAACTCAGTCTCTCACAGTTAAAAGTGCTCTATATGGTGCTATGGGTAAATACTCACTCGCTAAAGATGCAGCAGATAAAGCGGCTACAGCTCAATACGAAGTGCAACAGCAACAAATTGACTACGCAAAAGCTCAACTTGATGCTCTTGCACCTACTTTGAATAGAGAGGAAAAAGCTCGTGCTGCAATCCAGCAAGCCAAACTTGCAGACAGACAAACACAGATTGATAATGCGAAAGAAGACAAAAAAACTATTCTTGCTATGGCAACAGCGGCACTTAAAAATAATCCAAATGATCCACAGGCTCAATATGCAGCACAGCAAGCACTTGCAGAAAGTAATAGTCAGCAACCAGACTTGCAGAAAGCACTTGGACTTATAGGAAAATATCAGCAAGACCCATTAGCTATCCAAAAACAGATTGCAGAAATAACTCAAACAAGAACACAAACAGATAAACTTAATGCGGAGATAGGTAAGATAAATGCAGAAACTAATAAAACAAAATCAGAATCTATTATACCAACAGTAACTAATCCTCAAGCGAGTCAATACTCTGGTGCATTAAATGTTATTCTAGGATCTGATAAATTTACATCTGAACAAAAAAAAGCTGTTATAAATTCAGTAAATAACGGTCAAGACCCAGTCGCAACTATAAAAAATCAAGCTAAAAATGTAATGGGGCAAACTCAATCTACAAAATTAAGTAGTCTTGAGTCTTCAAGGGATGCTTTCACCGCTTTTACTAATTCATTGAAAGCATTTTATGATGCTGGTGGTAAGACATCTTACATTTCAGGAAACCTAGAAAAGGTATACAATAATTTGGGACAAGTAAAAGACCCTAATCTTGTACAGCTAGCAACAGAATTACAGGGTAATATTCAGTCATACAGAAATGCAATCTCTGGTACAGCATACTCTGAACAAGAAGGCAAAGACATTTCTAGTATTTTCCCAGGTATAAATAAAACTCAGTCATTGAATGACGCTATTATTAAAGGAAGAACAAAGTTATTTGACTCTAGTATTGATGGTATATATCGATCAGTTCTTGGAACGACTTATGACTCACTTAAACAAACCACTAAACAATCAGGGGGAAGTACCAGTGTAACTGCACCAGATGGAGTAGTGTATAATTTCCCAGACCAAGCATCTGCGGATGCCTTTAAAAAGTCAGCTAATATAAAATAATATGGACTACGCAGCTCTCGCAAAACAAAATGGTGGAAGTTCAAAGATTGATTATACTATACTTGCAAAAAATGCAGGTGCGATTACTCAACCAACCACTCAAAATACTACTACTCAACCACAAGGTACAAGTTTACCTCTAGTAAGTAAACAAAGTAGTAGTTTTTCTAGTAACTTTGTAAACTCATTGTATGATCAACTCGTAGGAGCAGGAAAGTCTGCTATAAGAGGTACTGTAGACGTTGCAAGTGGAGTACAAAGTCTAGGAAAGGGAGCATTAGGTTTAATTAGTGGTGATACTTCACAATTAGGTTTCAAATCATTAGATTCTTCTACTTATCAAGGTCAAGGTGTACAAGATATACTACAACCAACTAGTCAGGCTCAAAAGATAGGAGGATATCTGGAAACGGTAGGAGAATTAGGAGCAGGTTTTGTAAAAAAAGGCATACCAGCTATTCAAAAAGTATATGAAGCTGTACAAGCAGGAAAAGAAGCAAAAAGTATAACAAACGCATTTGATGCAATTACACCACTCACTAAAGATATAACACCAACTGAATATGAATCTTTACTCAGACAAGGTAAAATACTTCCTAAGACTGCAACTAAAGCACCCGAATATATACTTTCTGAGGGTGAAAAAGCTGTAGCGACTAAGTACAAAAATTTACTACAAAGCCCTGATCCTGTTAAAAATAGTATTAACCTAATAGATGAAATAGCAAAAAAAGATACAGAGGTTGGAAGTTTTCTAAAAAAGAATAACTCTATATTTAATAATGGCGAACTTAAAAACTTTGTACTAGATAAACTACAGGGCGTATCAGACGTAATGATACCTGATGCACGAATAAACAAATTAAAAAATACTATTACAGAGGGATTTATTAAAAGTTTGCCAAAGAATGATATGGAGACTTTGTGGAAGTCAAGAAAGGCATTTGATAAGTCCATTGAGAAAGTATTTAGTGGTTCTCCAACTCTCCAAAATACAATTAAAAGAGAGTTTAGAAATGCTATTCAAGAATATATTGCAGAAAAAACACCAGATAAAGTTTATAGCACAGCAATGAAAGATATGACTGAATTATTTAGACTACAAGAAAATGTAGCACAAAAGGCAATAAAAGAAAAAGGTAGAAACGCAATAATGGTATGGCTTAAAAACAATCCAACAAAAGCAAAAATTATAGGAGGTACTATTGGTACAGGTATAGTTGGAACAGTAGGATCTTCTATTTTAAAAAATTAGTCTACATATAGCTCAATTATAAACATAGTAGTAGTTATTAGTAGCCCTGTGAATAGGTAAATCATTTTACTTCTAAAGTAAGACTCTTTGTAATATTTCCTGAAGAGATGTTAATTATCTTTGTTCCGTATGTAGATGGTATGTATTCAAATCCCCCTGCTACAGGAATATTCTCAGTAGAATAGCTACCTGTTGTACTTCTGGTGAAATCTCCTGGAGCAGATTTATAAAGATTATCGACTGGGTTTTCAAAATTTACCATCACATTTTTCATATAGTTACCATTTTGGTCTTTAACACTTACTAAAAAGTTATACCAACCGTAAGGATATTCAGAGTAAGTACCCTCGTATTTATTATTGATTACATCAATCGTAGTTGCTACAGGTGCAAATACAGGTGCTGGTGGATTACTATATGCAGGTACTGGCGTTGTATTAGTCACTACTTGTTCGATTGCTTTTGTTGCTTGTATATTTTGAGCGGTCTGAGTTTTCTGTTGTGCTACCATTTCACTCATTTGAGTCGTAAGAGCAATCAATTGGTTTTTTAATACTATAGTGTCATTTGATGGAGTACTTACAACTGGAGTATTTATTTCTTCTTCATCAGACACACTAGCAAGCTCAGCGTTTATTTTATCACGTGTCATAGCCCCTACAAAGCCTGTTGCGGGGAGACTTTGTGATGCTTGGTACGCAATAACAGCCTTCTTTGTAAGTGAAAAGAAGTTACCTGTTACTTGTGATAAAAAACCTTTATCCATTAAAAACTCTTGTAATTCAGTCACTTCTGTACCTTTAGAGCCATATTTTAGGTTTTGGTCTATACTAGCATACGCAAAAACTGGTAAAAGTAATAATGTCAGAATGATATATTTTTTCATATACTATAAAGCGTATACCTAGTATTTTTTAAAGTCAACATAAATTGTGGATAGTTGCATTTGACTATCCCCACATGTTACAATGTAATTACGCACAGAAGCACTGGCGATACTGTATAGTATCGCTATTTTTTATATAAAAATGGAATTAACAGAAGCTCAAAAAAGAAAATTACTCAGTGCAGCAAAACTTGTCGAGAGTGGTGATATGGCTGTACTTGAAAAAATACTAGAATTTGAGGATTTTATAGACCAGAAAGAGGAAAAAATAAAAGAGTACCAAGATGTTATCGAAACAGGTATTGATGAGTTTAAAAAAACTACAGAAGACGCTCTCAGTAGAATAAACGCCATTGAGAAAGGTGCTCAAGGGGAAGACTATGTACTCACAGAACAAGATAAAAAAGAAATTGCTCAGTCTATTCCTGTACCTGTAGTAGAAAAGATAGTTGAAAAAATTACAACTGTAAAAGAACAGCCAATTGTTACACACAATATAACGAATGAAATAGTAGAGGTTGCCGTCGCAGAAAATGCAGATAAAATTCGTGATAAATTAGAGTCACTACCAAATGGAGAAAAATTGGGGATGTCTGCTATTGAAGAACTTGATGAGACCATTGCTACACTTCAAAATCGTACACAATTACTCAATCAGATTGCTACTCAGGGTCAAAGAAGTTCTGCAAGCGGCGTAGCTTTTAGAGTAACAGAAATCGATGGTTCTCCAACAGTAACGAGTCCGACAGCAATTAAGTTCTCTAATGGATCTGTAACTGATAACGGTGATGGTACAGTAACTGTCACTACTGGTGCAGGCGGAGGTGGAGATTTTTCTTCAAACACCGCAACATCAGTTGATAGTGAAATTGTTCTATTTAGTGGTACAGGTGGTAAAACAGGGAAACGTGCTACTGGAACAGGTATTGCAACATTGACCTCTGGGGTACTATCGGCAACAGCAACTACTGGTACTGGCTCTGTAGTACTCGCTACAGCACCAACACTCGCAACTCCAGTTCTCGGGGTTGCTACAGCAACAACAATAAACAAGGTGACAGTAACTGCACCAGCAACCGCTTCCACTTTGACGATTGCTGATGGTGCAACTCTTACTGCTTCCGCCACTGCAACTATTTCTGGGACACATACAGGATCATCATCAGGAACAAACACGGGTGATCAAACTATAACCCTCACAGGAGGTGTTACAGGATCTGGAACAGGTAGCTTTGCAACAACCGTGGTTACAAATGCAAACCTCACGGGGGATGTGACTTCTGTTGGAAATGCTACCACTCTCACAAACGCTCCTGTTATTGCAAAAGTGCTCACAGGGTATGTCTCAGGAGCTGGAACAGTGGCTGCTACAGACTCAATATTGCAAGCTATCCAGAAGTTAAACGGAAACGACGCAACTAATGCAAACTTAACTGGTCCAATTACTTCAACGGGTAATGCTACTGCTATTGCTTCTCAAACAGGTACAGGTACTACATTTGTAATGAATACCTCACCAACTCTGGTTACACCTGTATTAGGAGTAGCTTCTGCCACATCACTGGCAACTTCTGCAGCTACACCTCTACTTTTAACAAATGGTCAATTGGTAAATGTAGCTTTGACTTCACAAACAGTCGGCGCTACAACACTTACTATTCCAGACTTTGCGAGTGTGGTCGATGAATTTACATTCAAGACAAAAGCTCAGACAATGAGTAACAAGACATTTGTTGCCCCTGCTTTGGGTACTCCTGCTTCTGGAGTAATGACTAATGTTACTGGTGTTCCTGCTGCAGCTATTCTTCCAGGAAGTTTTGGAGCGGGTGCATACGTAATAAGTACTTCTCTCCAAGCTGCAACAATAGAACTGGGTAACGCTACAGATACAACTCTCTCAAGAGTATCTGCAGGAGTGATTGCAGTGGAAGGTGTAACCATCGCCGATGTTTCTTCTACTCAAACTCTTACTAACAAGACTCTGATTGCCAGCACAAACGTGGTGGAAGAAATGACCACTACAGCTTCATCAGCAACTCCTACACCAACAGGAGGTAGTTTGAGAAATTTCTTTTCAGTCACCGCCTTAGCTGCGGGCGCAACTTTCGCTGCACCATCAGGAACTCCAGCAAACAACAACGTCTTAACTATTCGAATCAAAGATAATGGTGGTGCTCAAACTCTTGCGTTTAACGCTATTTATCGAGCATCGACTGATTTAGCATTTCCAACTACAACAACAGCATCCAAGACAATGTATTTGAACTTTCGTTATAACAGTGCAGATTCTAAGTGGGACTTTGTTGCTCAGACGAATGGTTTTTAATAAGTATGACCTAGAAGTCTGTAAACTCAAATTTATAATTAATAAATAAAAAAATGGCAAGATACAAAATATACAATGGCCCTATGCCTACAACAGCAGCACAAGCGGTTGTAACCACAGGTACAGCAATTAAAACATTGCTTCAACTTAAACCTTTTAACCAAGGAAAGATTGTTGCATGGGGAATTTCATTTGATGGTTCAGCAGCAGCTACACCAATTAAATGTGAACTTCTTGAAACAGGAACAGTTTTTGCAACAGTAACTGCTTCGGCTGATGCAGACTGTACAAAAATGAATGGAGCAGATCAGGCTGTCGCATCTGTAGCAGGATTGACTCTTGGTACTTCTGCAACAGGATATACATCAACTGCAGAAGGATCTATTACAACAGTACGTATGTTTGATGCACAACTTATTGCACCAACAAATCAGTACATCTATCAGTTTCCTCTCGGTCAGGAACCCGTAATGGTTATTGGAAACGCAACACGTGTTCGAGTAACAGCAGGTACAGCAGTGAATGCGTATTGTTGGATCGAAGTAGAGATTTAATCGTATGAAAAAATACTGTCTACAATGTCGCATAAAGCACGTAGGGAGGTTACTAAAAGATTGTTTCCTCATAGTTATAGGTGAAGATATTAAATAACCATGCAAATTAAAGATTTACCACAAGTACAAAATGCAAAAATAAAAGTAATGGGGGGTAATTTCCTTAGTTGGTTTGGTAATCTTAATGTAGATGCTAACCCATCAAATGTATTGTTTTCTATTCCACTCCCTAAACCAATGACAGGTAGAGATATTGTTGCTCTTGGTGCTACTTCTGTACAACCAAGAGATCTGTACACAACAGTTAAAACTTTGAACAAGGGCGGCTTGTTTATCGTAACGGATTCACAAGGTACGGATAGAATTATATTTGTCTTTAAAGATGCAGGGGATGCGTCATGGAGTGTAGTTTCTCGTGAACTTGAGGCTGAGCCATGGTTTGGTGATGTTAATATTTATTCGCTAACAAAAATATAATGAATAACTTACCTAAATTAGAACAAGGATCTGCAGACGTTAACGTACGTTATCCAGAGTTTTATTGTGGTCGTGATAGCGGTATATTTTGTCGACCAAACTATTTAAACAAAGGGCAAGTCTGTGGAAATCATGCACATAATTTTGACCATGTCACACTTGTCATGTCGGGGTCTGTTCATGTAAAAATGAAAAATCCTGATGGAACAGAGGTAGAAAAAGACTTTCATGCTCCTAATAGTTCTCTTATAAAGACTGATGGTATCAATGAATGCTGGTTTCTCGTAAAAGCAGAATCACTACATGAAATATTCGCACTTGAGGACAATACGGTGTTCTTTTGTCTATATTCTCATAGAGATGCACAAGGTCGAATCGTATGGCAAGCAGATGGTTGGGATGAAGCGTTTGAACTAAGCCGAAAGGCATATTCATAATATATGGCACAAAACTGGGCATACGTACAAGGGAATGATTGGGCAAATGGTGATCCAAGTGGGACAACAAAAGCATACACAAGTAATGTTGTTTCGGGTAATGCTCTCATAGTTATAGTTCAACATTCTTACGCTGGTTGTCCACCAAGTGTGAGTGATACACAATCAAATACATACACAAAAGTAGTTGATCGACTTGGTTCTGGTGGTAGATTTTTGTCTGTATTCCTGGCAATAGCGGGTTCTTCTGCGGCAAATACAGTAACACCAACATTTGCATGTGGAACTATGTACAGAAGTTATATTACAGAATATACAAATATAGCATCAGGATCATACGATGTTAGTGCTGGATTAACTAATAGTACAGCAAACAATGTTACTGGTGGTTCAGTTACAACTACAGCAAATGATGATCTTGTATTGTCTATATTTGTTCAAAATACTACTACTACTATATCACCAGTAAGTGGCACTCAACGTATTGGTGGTTCGAATCTTTCATCTTTATTACAAGATGAAAACAATGCTACTGCTGGAGCAGTAAATCCATCTGCAAGTTCAAGTGCTGTGAGTGCACCATATCCAGTAACTGGCTGGACAGTAGCATTTAAACAGACAGGAGCTACGTCAGCAGTATTTACAAAGAATATATTTATAAGACAAGCAGTTAACAGAGCATCTTCTTACTAAAAATATGAAAAAAAGAGATTACTCAAAACGTAATATGGATTATCTTATATTAAGGAATAAATCTAAAAAACAGAGATATGCTGTTGGAGTTGCTTTAAAAGGTAGACCTCGCCTGGATATGCTTGGTAATAAATTCGCAGTTGGTTTAATTCCTCTTAACGCTTTTCGGAAAGGAGAGCGCAGAGGAATAAGTACAGAATTTAAAAAAGGTTGTATTCCAGCTAATAAAATTAACCCATCTATTGCGTTAAGAGGAGAAAATCATCCTTTTTGGATTAAAGATAGGAGTAAAGTAAAAGTTGGAGACAGAAGCATGAATGATCCCTTGCAAAAAGGTTGGCGAAAAGCTGTAAAAGATAGGGATTTTTGGAAGTGTAAAATTGCAGATGAAAATTGTTCTGGAAAATTAGAGGCACATCATATATTGCCTTGGTCAAAGTTTCCTGAATTACGTTATCAAATTAACAATGGCATTACTCTTTGCCATCACCATCATCCACGAAAAATGGAAGATGTTGAAAAGTTGTCACCATATTTTAAATCTCTGGTGGCTTCATTAGACTAAAATCGCACGATCAGGACGTACATTCCCCATAAAAGCACACGCAAATACTTGGAGTAATCTCTTCCAAGTAGGTATTCTTTTTGACGTAGCTTCAAATTCTGGCTACCAAGCTGCTTCCTCTTCATATTCATGGAGTCATGCATGCAGTGGAAACAACAGATACCTATCTGTAGATATTGCTATGCTTTCTCTCGCACAAACAGTTTCTGGAATAACGTACAACGGTGTAGCGATGACATTTCTTGGGGCTAGAAACTCCGTAACGGGTGCTGCTAGAATCGAGACATGGGGCTTGATTGCCCCTACCTCGGGGACAAATACCATTGCAGTGACACTCACAGGAGCTATAGCTTCAACAGGAGTTGCGGTTTCGTATACGGGAGTACATCAGACTTCACCAACAGAGGCATTTAATTCTAATCAAGCAACAAATGTTGGAGCAGCAGATGCGACTGTAACAGTCACTCCAGTTACTGACAAGACTTGGGTTCATGCTGCTGTTGCGACTGACGACACCTCTATCACCGCAGGGCAGACAAACCGAAATAGCATATCAGGAGCAGGTGGTAGTGGAGCAAATGAAGATACTGGGCCTGTTACTCCAGCGAGTGCTACAGCAATGAATTACAGCAATGTTGGTGCTGCAGCAACATGGACTATTGCTGGGTATGCCTTGCGGCCTGTAGGTTCATCAATTTTATCAGCTGGGTATCGTTTCTTCTTTGGAGCGTAATTAAAAATTATGGACATTACTCAAGAAAAAAACATAGACAAACGTTTCAATGATTTGTTGTCTATGTTTTATGACTTGAAATCTACAGTAGAAATATCTCTACAAGAAAGGTCGGCAAAACACAGCACAATACTTTCATATATCCAAGAGGAAAACAAAGTAATGAAAGCGGATATGAAAAAGATGACGTCTCTTCTTGAACAAATAGTAACCTTAATAAAATGACACAAGAAGAAACTCCCATCACAGTCAAACTTGACTACATACAGCGGGATATTCAGGAAATCAAAATGAAACTTGAAAATGATTACGTCACACGGAGTGAGTTTTCACCTGTTAAAAATCTAGTTTTTGGACTTGCGGGTATTATCCTATCTTCCGTTTTCATCGCTCTCGTAACTCTTGTATTACGAAAATGAAAAAATCTATCTTATACATTTCGTGGTTTGCTATCCTATCTGCACTCATATTGATGTGGACTGCTTTCTATTGGTCAGTGTACCCATATAACATACTCACGGTATCAGACCTACACACAGACAAAACTGAATACCACAGAGGGGATACTATCAAATATACAATATCCTACTGTAAGAATATGAACGTTACAGGTCAGGTGTATCGAGCGTTAGTTAATAGTGTCCGTGTAAACTTCACAGAGCTAACTGTCAATGCAAATGTAGGGTGCAAGACAGTCACTATCACAGACCTCGAAGTACCACGACTCACGGACAACGGTGTGTATCACCTTGAAATAGCGGTGGATTTCAAACCAAACCCTATCCGTACCGTTTCAATGGTATTTAAAAGTAATTATTTTACAATACAATGAAAATCTCATTTATAGTGAATCATAATACATGGGGGTCTATTGACCAGAAAGTCAAAAATATCTGTTCGTTTTTCTCTACCATTGCACTAGAGCCCACAGTAGTTCACACCTACTTCGATTACATCCCTTTTGTTACAGTACCCACATCAGACGGTCATCAGGGTTCTACGGACACTGTGGGGACTGCAGAGACCATATCTACGGCTTGGTATGAATTAAACATAGTACCTCTCGCACCACAGGCAGATATTATAGTTTTCTGCATATCAGATGACGACAAGAAAGGACACATTACTCCAGCGGGCATTGATGACAAAAACCACATCATAATATTTGGTCAAAAGGAAAATGACAGAGCATATGTAAACGGAGTAGATGTTGGGAATGACTTCGAGCTTTTTTGTATGCATGAAATTTCACACGCTCTGTACTCTCGTCTCGGTAAACCAGACAGAACACATGAGTTTTTCTATGCAGGAAACCCCAAAGGGGTATTACCAGACTTTGTACAAAAGTCACTTATCGAAACTATACTGGACTCTATTCGTCTATTATTCTCAAAACCTCTCAATGATCAAAGTAAAAAAGAAATTGTAAAGTTAGAGACACAGCTTGATCCACTACTCCCAACTAACTCACAGAAACTATATGACTTATCATACTCTCTTATAGGACACCATTTGTCCTTGAATGATGCTATTCCCGCAAGTTTCGGCTGTGCTCAAGCTGTCTCGTATGTCCTTAAAGAGTTCGGAGCACCAATACCTTCAAAGGGAATAGACGGAACGGTCGATCTGTCTAAATGGCTTAAAGATAACTGTACAAGTGTATCAAAGCCAGATCTTGGCGATATAATAATCAGTGTAACTCAAGGAGATAACCATGGTCATGTGGGTATAGTGGGGAAAAATGCAATCATGAGCAATGACAGCCAGACAGGATTGTGGCAACCATTTTGGTCACTTCCAGCATGGATTACCTTTTATCAAGGACAGAAAAAATTAGTAACACAATTTTATAAAATATAATATGAAATCAATATTCAAATCAAAGACATTTTGGATAGCAACATTGCAAGCATTACTCGGTGCAATTGTAGTGTTTTCATCATCATATCCAGATGTAGGTACTTTACTTATTCTTAAATCGATAGCCGATATTTCACTTCGATTTTTGACAACTCAGCCAGTAGGAATTTAGAGATCAGCTCTTAACTTTTAATATAGCTATTTATATTAAAAGTTCTAAGGTGCTCTTTAACACCAATTAGTTCTTTCGAGGTTAATATGCAAAATCCATATAATCCACATAACTTACCTGTGTGTCCTCACTGCCGAATTCGTGTCAGTTTAGTACACAACGGTCGCTGTACAAGTATTGGCTGTGGTAAATTACTATCAGCCCCAGTTCAACTGCATGCACATGTACGCATGCCCCAAGTTCAGATTCTGAACACTAAAAAGAATTTCGAGGCTTTGATGAGGCACATACACTAATTCGCATTTTGTAAAGAATGTGAAAATAATTTGGTTAGCATATGTTAACCCATACAAAGGAGGTGGGATATAAGACCTGGCACAATTCGGTACGTGGGAACGTACAAAAAGGACACTTGATTGTGTCCTTTTATTATCCACTTCCATCTTACTTCCTCTCTTGGTATAATAAGACCCGTGAACAAGTGACAAATCAGGCACGGCAATACTTCCCTTTCTTTAGTCGATTAAGGGCAAGATGAGATACTCGGCTCTCTCGATGTTATTTACAATATGTTAAACATACTATCAATATCCCTTTTAGCTTTAATCAATGCACAAGTTTACCTACCCCCACAAGCCCCAAATCTGCCCGTAATAGCGAGTTCTACCCCACAGACGATAATACATACCTATGCCGTTAAATACGGTGTAAACGAGAAAGATCTCACGGATGTTATTCGCTGTGAAAGTAACTTCAACCCCCAGGCAATTAACAAATCAGATCCCAATGGGGGGTCTCATGGAATTAGTCAATTTCAAACCGCTACATTCAACTCATGGTCAGTCAAAGCAGGAATAGAAAATGGAGATCCGTATAATCCTGATAATGCAATACAGACAATGGCGTATATGTTTTCAAAAGGACAACAATCCCAGTGGAGTTGCTGGCAAATAGTTCACGCCCCTAAAAAGGCGTAACTGTCCGACACGGTTAGATAGTTTGATCACAAACACTGGTCGATATCAGGTGTTTTGTGATATATTTAAATGAATTGATAAAGTGCGATTGGTCTACCTTTATCTAGTTTACAGCTCTAGTGTGTTCTATCTGTAAATGAAATAACCCGTATTTTCGGATAACACCAGTCATGTCTATTAAACTTGTTTCCGAAAGGAGTGTACCAATCACAAGGGATATGGCTGATAATTAACATACTAAAAATACCGAACCAGAAATGGAACGGTATTTTTGTTTTATACAAAGATATATTATATTGTGTACAATATGAAAACAAAAAGACTTAGAAAGTATGATCCAATTTATCAAAAAAAATGGAGAGATGAACATAAGGATTATATAAAAAAATATAACGCTGAGTATATTGAAAAACACCCAGAAAGAAAAACATACTTCAAAAAATACATGAAAGAATATGTAAAAAAACATAGAAACTATTTTCTTGAGAGATCAAAAGAATACGCAAAAAATAATAAAGAAAAAAGACGATTAGGGACAAAATTACATAATAAAAAATACCCTGAAAAACTAAAAGCACGAAATGCTGTTATGGTTGCTGTTTCAACTCATAAATTACATAGACCAAACA